TCAACATCATCTCCTGTTTAAAATCTGAGTCTTTTTATCATCATACTCAGGATGGTTTTGTTACGATTGTTTACGATACTTAGGGCGATTACCATTCATGGGTCTACCTTGATTCTCTCTAAGTTGCTTTCTTAGAAGTGTATCTTGTTTTTGCAATTCTGATAAATCAAACTCAAGAGTCTTGATTCGTCCTTTTGCTTGTTCTAATTTAGAACGATAGAAATCTCGTTCCCTAATAACTTCATTCACTGGAGTGCTTATTGCCATATCCATTAGAATGTCTCCTTAACCAATTTTAGTAATTTAGTTTTACACTTCTCCTTATCATAAGATAGAAATGCAGCGTATTTGACGATTAATCGTCTGTTGTCGGGCCATATTAAGTCATCTTTCAATCCTTCATCAAACCTTTTAACAAAATTTAGTAACCCTTGTAAGATTACCACCGACTCTACTGATACACGCTTTGCAAGCATGTTCTTTAGTAATACAGGATGTTTGCCGTTTTGTAAAGAGAAAACTTCATCAAAACTTTCAACTTGATCAAATATAAAATGCATATCCTGTAAAAAGTTATATGTCAATGATTGTCTGTTCTTAGACCATTCCATATAATTTTCTTCACTAAAATCTCCTATCCATCCTTTGGGAGACTTTAAAAAATTAGCGAGATAATACTCCTGTGTTTTATCCCCGTACTTTCTGGCGACTCTTGCAAAGAAGTACCTGTCCCTACGTTGTAAGAATGATGCCTTGGTTGCAGAAGTCTTTCCACCATACCTAGTATAGTCATAGTTACTGGTGAAATGTAGTTTCAAACCAAGATATATCTGGTAGGATTCCCACGCTTCCATTAGACTAATCCTTAAATTGGTAGGGTTGCGACTCTAGGCAAGAAGTTTAATTTCCTTGCCTCAGCTTCTATTTTTTCTTTGAGTGGTTTTGAGATTAGGGGCCCAATGGTATCGGGTTCCATACTGTTCTTTTCACAGTAATCTAAGATTGCATCCATATAGGATATGTCGTGTGCCGAATTAACAATTCTTTCGATTTTAAGTGCAAACTTCTTTGGTGTCATTACAACTAGTTCTTCAAGGTTCATCATATACTCCTGTAAATCAGGGTTAAAAAATGGAGAAGAGAACTTCTCCGATTCAGAAATTGGAGCGGATGGGTGGTAATGCACCACCTTCTATTGGTTGGAAACCTATTGTAATACTTTTATACTACATCCGCTTAAATTCACTTTTGTTTGGTAAGTAAGTGAACAACTTATTCTTATTTATATGACCTATTATATCAGATGGCATCGTCTATGTCAAGAAGTTTTGTCAAACCTTTTCCATTTCCTATGATACAACCAACGTCTTGTCCAGTTGGAAACTCTACCAGTGACCAAGTTTTGGTTGTATCATTAAATGCAACCACTATTCTTACTGGTACTGGTTCTCCATTAGGGCCCATAGCATGTCCATTAAATGAGAATAAAGGTACTTCTCTAAACTTCTTAGTGATCTCAATAATTTCTTTCTGAGTGCCACAAAAGACAGGTTTTTTTACCCATTGCGCTTTGGCATGGGACTCAGCCGGCAATACCAGCAGAACTGACCCCAACACCATTATCAATAACGTCAGTCTGCACTTTGTTATTAGCCTCATTTTCTTTCTCCCATTGAGCTGTGAACTCATCAATGGTTTCAATAAGAAGAGGCAGATACTCAGTCTTTTCTTTTACAAACTCTTGAACAAGTCCATCTTCAGTAACAACTAGAACAACAATCTGAGTGATTGCAATACCAGTACGTTCTTCAAACATCTCTGCATAAGCAGCGCATTGTATATAGTATTCTAAGTTCCAATCATCCCTGCGTTCTGACTTAGAAGTCTTAAAGTCAATAATTGAGGGAACTCCGTTCCACTCAGCGATACAGTCCACTCGACCTGCAACACGATACTTCTCACTCCACAACCCTGCCTCTTGTGCATAGATATTATCTATACGTTTTACAAGACATGGTTTAAGTTGTGAAAACAAACACCACGGCAAGAATGCGAACTGTTCCTTTAATACTTCCTTGTTGTTGAGGAAGTCTTCACACATAGTATGAACAGCAGTTCCTCGAGCGGCAGCAGTACGCATGATATGATTTGCAACATCATTACCTACACGTTTTCGCCAATCAGCAAGTCCTTTTGCCTTATCTTTACGAACACCCAACACTGTTGTGATGGATGGATAAAATCCAGTGGGTGTGTCATAGAAACGCTTTCCCCCTGCATTTTTAGTTGATACCTTAGCGATATCTACTGGTGTGTGTTTAAACATATTTTAACCTCAATTTATTCATTAATATAATTATACCATGTAAAACATGCCATGTCAAGACATTTTTCTTATGTGTTATCACCATCGGTATATTTCATCTTCGACTTGTCAAAGATGTTTTTCTTTTTCTTAACTGTGGGTTCAACACCTTCTATAATTTGATTAGTCCGAAAGATAGAATCCCAATTATCTCTACCCTTTTGTGATAGAGATTTTGATATTATATTGTCACCAGTTATATCATTACGAGCTACCATCAGTTTTCAATCCCTAACTTTATCTTGTTAATTAGATATTCCTTAACAAAACCACTACGAACAATGTCACCGATTGTAAACTCAATATTATCAAATGCATCCATGGCATCTAATATTTTCATAAACTTCACAATACCACTCTTGTCTGAACCTTTAACAAGGTCAGTCTGGAAGAAATCACCAGCGAACATAATTTTAGAATCTTGTCCAACCCGTGTTACGATAGTATCAAGTTCATGGAAGTTTAGGTTCTGACACTCATCAACAATGATGATTGCGTTGTCTAGTGTAATACCTCTAAGGAATGACGTAGTTAAGAAACAAAGACTACCCTGCGCCTTCAACCTCTCGTACAGTCCAGCGAAGGCCTGTTCATTCGGTTGTTCAAATAAGAACTTAACCATGTTCTGATAAGGTACTTGGAACAATGCCGTCTTATCTTCTTCATCGCCAGGCAAGAAACCTATCTCTCGCGTTGGCACTGCACTACGCACAATGTACACTGTATCATAGGGTGTAGTTGTATTAAGAACTTCTTTCATTGCATTATATAACAATATAAACGTCTTACCCGTACCAGCCGCACCATATAGGAAAAGGTTCTTACCACCTTCATATGAAGCAAACGCCTTCTTCTGATTCTCAGTAATAGGGTTAACTTTAACTAAATTGCCTGAACCTATTTCTTTTGCCTTACCCATAATTAGTTACCTTTTGCTTGTAGTTTACGATGTTTATCTACTACAGATTGAGTCTTGATATCTTTGATTGTTCTCTTTGCATATCTATCTGCAAGATTAGTGCCAGGGTGTGCCTCTCCTACCTTGGACAAGACTTCCTTAAACCCATCGTCAATTTTTATTCCACTAGTACCTGTACCACCAATGATATTTGGTGCAGATATTACACTTTTAAGTTGTGGATGGTCTTCTTTGAACTTATCCAGTTCAGAGATTCTAAGGAAATGTGTCTCCATTTCCCCGTCATCTTTATTTACAAAATCATACGTTGGCATCATCATCTCCTTGTTTTTTCAATTCCTTGATCTTATTTATACATTCTCCAAGAGAACTATTTAACTGGACAGTATCATTCCTCAACACTGCAATTTCACTATGCAATCGTGCAACCAAGGCCCTTAGTTGTTCCTGTTGCAACTTACCCTCATCTGTAAAATTAATTACAGGGTCAGGAAGTTTTGTTTGTTTCTGAGTCCTTCGACCCCAATATGGTAAAAATCCTTCACGCATATTCTGTTTCATACCAGTAAGGTGCTCCTCGTAGTTTCCACTTTGCCAAATGTTGCTTATACTTTATATAGTAATCCCTGTATGCAGTAAGCGAACTCTCGTTCTTTACATCATCTGGCATTGCCTGTGTTGGTTGCGTGAAATCAATACCCCTTGGAATTGTCCTTGGTGTTTGTTTTAGATGACTATCTAGTTTTCTAAAACTGGCATGGGGTGCATCCTTACTGTAGCGATACATATACTCTTTGTTCAGTTCTTTCCACATTGCATACAACCACATATAGTTCTTTGAACTTTGTCGTACCCATATAGCACTAGGGTGGTTCACATGACAAGCCTTGTAGAGATATGGTTCACGATTACGTCCCAATTCTCCATCCAAACGCCAGCGTTTAATCTTGCGTCCATTCTTAGTCAAGTCAGTGTACTCATCACCATCCAGTACACGATGTGCAGTGGACAACAATTGAGCGTACTCAATAATCATCTTACTACAGTGAGAGTCACAGTGCATTTTTGCAGCGTCCTCATAATTATCAGAAAGGTAAAATATATTCATTATTTAATCTCCCAGCGATAGAAGATGTGATCTTGTATCTCTGTTGTTTTCGTTTTAGTTGATGCCCAATCTGGCATCACATAATCGGCGTGATAGTGGGTCGCGCCTTCAGTAATATCTACTACATTCATTGTACCATTAAACATCAGTTCTGACAAGACATAAATCTGATTATATGTAACTAAATCGTGAACTGTGTCAGAGAGCCCGTCACAGTACCAAGAAAATTGGCATTTGTGTCGTACAGGTATCATTTCTCCCGTACCCTTCCAACTTGCCCTATGGATTCCCTGCCAGACAACACCACAGACTGAATTCGGGAATCGGTCATCATGTACACGATTCAAAGTTACTGAGGCGACTGCGAGCCACCCTGCAGCACCCTGATTACGCGCCTCATGGTAGACATTAGTTGCAAGACAAGTTATCTGACTCTTAGTGTCAACTGGTTCTAACGTATGTTCGTCAATTGCATGTCCATGATAGGTGAGTAAAAAGGGTAGAACTAGT